GTACTAGAAATTATGAAACCCAATGGATTTCGCGCTCACGCTATATCTCACCAATTTTAAGCTTTAGGCTCTAGCAATTAGCAACTGCTAGAGGGCCCTGGTCTAGAATGGGAGGATATAGTTTGGGTTCAACGACGTCTGAGGGTGGATGAGAAGTTCTAAGGTTAGAACAGGTACGAGGGAAGACTTTAAATATTTATTTATTTATAAAACAAATTAAACATTTAAATTTAAATTCCTCGGCTCCTCCACGTTTAGGTGAAGGTAAGATTAACCCGGAAACGGGTCACTCTCGCTCTTCGCCTGACTTGGACGTTAATTGAATTAGAAAGGCTATTAAATTAGTTAATGGTATGATCACTAGAAATGGTGGTCGGTCACTGATTAATCTCTTCAAGAAATTGGGAGGTTCGGTGACCAAAACTTCTAGGTCTTGAGTAAAAGTATATAAAGCCTATGGGTTATTTGTCTACAAACTTTACCGAAAGGGGGGTTTAAAGTATGTATGCATTTACCTAAAGGCGTGCTCAGTTTTGTTACAACAAGCAGTAGGGGGCCAGCGGATTCCATCCACTCGTCCTCTAAATGCCGCAGTGTCACGGACAAAGACGGGATTACCAAGGGTAATTCCAGCTCTGATGCGCGCTCGGATCATGAATCGTGAAGCCAGAGTCGTACGAATCTGGTTATCGCTATTTAACCTTTACAGGGTGGTTGAATTCCCTGGAAAGCTTAAATTGCAAACGATTACTGATCCAAGTACTGCTGATAACGCCACCGTGAATGGTTTTTGTCAGTATGTTACTGAGTGTTTCCATCCCTTGTTGTTGAAGACCAACAACCCGGCTAAGTTATTTAACCCTGATCGGGTTAAGTTAACTTTAAGAGCTATACCCTTTTTGATCTCTAAATCTAGTCCAGTATTTTTCCTAAAGAAAGAATCAATAGACGGTGAGTCTATTGCTTCTTCCTCTCCTTTAGGTATACTGAAAGCCGCTGCCTTGTTACGTAAAGATCCTGTTTTATGATCACCGTTTCATAAATGGTGTGAGTTAACAGATAATCTTTGGGTAACTAACTTAATTAGTCGTTGATCTCCTATGATTGACGCTAATAAGTTGAAGGGGTCGACCGGTGCCCTCGGGTTAAAGGAAGAACCCGCGGGAAAGATTAGAGTATTTGCCATGGTCGATATCTTTACCCAATGGATTTTTAATCCATTGCATAAGAGGATACAGACTATCCTAAGGCACATACGTCAAGATGGTACTTTCGACCAGACTGCTCCAGTCCATTATATGTTTAGTAAAATGGCTGAGAGAGGGTTACGGGAAGTATTTTCCTATGACCTCTCTGCGGCAACTGATCGTTTACCTATCGTGATACAAGAACACTTATTAGCACTCTTTATAGGTAAAGAGTTAGCTCATATGTGGAAGAGTCTCTTAATTTTTCGAGGTTATCACCTTCGGAAGTTAAGGACTACCTTGTATTACTCGACGGGGCAGCCGATGGGTGCACTTTCCTCCTGAG